CATGCCTTCTTAGCCCCTACAGGGTAGTACCCAGGAAGCCCACTCGTCAGAATCCTCTCAGCCTGCGCCTCTAGTGGCCGTTTGTGGCGCTCTGTATGCCTCCGTGGTCGCTTGCGACGGATGATCCGGCCTCCTGCACCACCCCCACCACCAGGAGGCTCAGGAGTGCCACCAGGAACATAGAGCCAAACAAGGCTTTCAAGAAATTCAACAAGACCGCTTAGGATAAATAGCCGACTAAGCTTCTCAGAAAGCTCAGGGTCAAAAGTTATATCTGCAAGCAGACTGATGTTTTGGTACGAACCGTTAGAAAGTGACGGTGTAAGGAAAATATCCCCAACCAGAACTTTATAGATAAATTGGCTACGGGATTGAGCCGGTGACAAATTAATGGATTGAGCAAGCGTAGTCAGGTCTTTCAACTGTTGTTCAGCAGAAAATGTTGTAGTTATGCTCAAGACGCGATACAGAATGTCTTTCAACGACATTTGAGCAGCGAGGCTAAGCGATTGATTCATCACCGTGTAATGGTTTGACAAATTACTCATAACCCCAGCGAGTGCCACTGATGCCGCAAGTGTGCGTTTTATCAATTGCTGCTGTTGCTGAGTAAGAGTAAATGAAATTCCCTGGTTCAACGAACTCAGGTGGTACGCCGTATGACTCTCTGCGCCTGTGAGTGTAACCCCAGCGGCTAGCGAACGGTAATGCCCAATTGCGTCTATCAATGCGCCTGCGAGTGTGGTTGTAGATGCCAGCGTCCTTAGATGCAATGACGGATTTGTTGTTGAACCAGTAAGCGTTAAATTTCCAGCTAGCGACTTGTAATGAATTACTATATCACTCATTGCGCCAGTGAGCGTAGCTGAATTTGCCAGTGTTCTTTGGAAAAGCCCAACCTTGGATACAGCAGGAGTCAATACCAACGATGCGCTAATTTGCCGAGGATGAATTCGTGTCATTGCTCCGGTAAGCACTAGTGGCCCTGCCAGTGTCCTGTAATGAATTCCGGCATTTGACATTGTTCCAGTTAGAGTTGCTGTTGCAGCCATAGCTCGATAATGAACTGCGGAATTTATCTTTGCAGGAGTCAGAACCAGAGAGCCTACCAATGATCTAAAGTACAAGGTAGTATTTATCAATGCGCCAGCCAAGACAAGAGAACCAGTGAGTGTTCTGTAATGAATTATAGGATTGACCAATGCCCCTGTAAGCACAACTGACCCAGCCAAAGCGCGATAATGAATTCCAACGTCAGTTAACGCTCCGGTTAGCGTAGTGGAATTTGCCAATGAGCGGTAGTGAATACCAACATCAGACATTGTTCCTGCCAGCGTAGTTGAGTTTGCCAATGTCCGATAGTGGAACACAATATCGGTAAGAACACCGGCAAGAATTAAAGACCCGGCAACTGAGCGATAATGAACTGTTGGGCTTGTCATTGCCGGTGTAAGAGCTACAGTTGCATCCATATTTACTGAAAACGCTTGTGCTGTAAGTGATTTTGGGTATTGACGAGCATGGTGCCTATAAACACCCTGGTTCGCAGGATCACGAAAAATCCCAATTTGCTCGTGAACCCAGGTTTGACCCTGAGCTTCTGATACGGCTTTATCTAAAAGCCAGAATTCAAGAAGTACAGAAGACATTTACCTTAAAGCGGCCAGTCAACCTCTACCCACGACCACGAAGCATTTACAATCCACGTCGTACCTGCTCCTGTACCAGCCATAATTGCTACAAATACACCAGGAGGAACAATAATTGCGCCCCCAATATCTTCTCCAACGGCACCAGGGCCACCGTTACCAGCCGCAGCCGCAGCAGTAGCCTGACCAACAAGTGAAATTTCATTTGCTGCTACAGGAGCAAGTGCAGTTAACGCAACATTGTTATAAACCCTGCACACTGAACCTTGAGGCGAAACTGCATCCTTAAGCGAATTACTAAAGATGCTTCCTGTCACCGCAGCAGTAGTCTGTGTAGAAACATACGGAATTGCGTTAAGAACAAAACCACCACCGGCAGGCGTACCGGAAACCGTGCCGCACGCGATACGCTGAAATACAAGCGCCTTCTTTGATGCTGCTGGATTAAATAGCCCAAGAACCGGAGTAGCAGTAACGGCAGCAATTGGCGAGTTGTGAGTTGCTGCAATTGTGACAGCCTTAATCATTGACGTAAACATTGTGTCATAACGGCACGCCTCAAAATAGCGACCAAGACCTGTATCATTTACAATGAGTTCTGAAAACGGGCCTGAACGCCCTTGCGACTGAGCACCTGAACTAACTCTTCGCAACCCAGCAATAAATTCAGCTAGCATCTTGCCCCTCCACAAATTGAATGAAATCGTTTACGTCGTCGATTCTTTCTACCCCGGGTCTAATTGCTGCGATAAGTAATTTACAAAGCACTGCTTGCCCAACAATAACTTGACTGAGCAAGTCAGCAACTCTATCGTCCACTGTTCTCAACGCTTGGCCTTTGACGTAAACAAGATTGCCATTGGGATCGGCAAGAATCATTACTTGCTCGTAAACGTCATAAATACTGCCATCAGTTTGTTGCTGATCTACCTTATACACACGAATGCGCTTACCCGTGCTGTCGGCCGGAAGTTGAATAAATGTTTGTGACTCAGCCATTACTGTTGCCTCGGATTAATCCCTAATGAACGCATCTTTGCTTCAAGTGCAGAAACGTCGATAGCTTGGGTAGGACGCCATGTATCCAGGTTGTCAATTACAGCCCACTGTTCGTCACAATACCGTTTGATAAATGCGGGGGTCATAAGAATTTCCATGCCCCACGTCTTTACATAAATTCCCTTTTCGTCGTAACGCTTAGAATATACAAGATGCCCACCCCACGATCCTGGCTCCGCGTCAGGCAATGTGCTACCCGTATCATCCCAAACCCTATCCTTGACCTGATCCATCGCTGTACGCGGCAGAGAGAGGCCATGCTGAGTGCCGTGGAGAAGGTAACTCGCTTGCTTGGCTTGTTCAACATCTCCTGTACGCAGAAGACCAAAAGCGTCAATTGTGTAAGTGTGACCATTGGCGAGCTTCCAACCCACCCGACGCCAATTCTTCAAATTATAAAGAACTACTAGGCCATCGTCATATAGATCACCAGGACTTTGAGGGGCATGACCAAATTCTCGCTGGGACTCTGCTTTGTACTCAGCAACCACATCATCATCGGTAATTTTAGGGGTCTGTCGAGTTTCTACACGCTCAAGCCGAAGAAGATGATTTGTCTGACCAGCTTTTACACAGTCTCCCCATGCGTCGTTGCCCCATACATTATTAGAGAACGAGGCGCGGTTGTGATCGAAGTTAAATTCCTTGGGATATGAAACGTCAGCGATAAATGGCGCAAGCAATAGGGTCTTGTCACTGTGAACGTACTCCTTTTTTCCTAGCTTCATTTTTGTTGGGTCAATCATCCTCAATCCTCGGCTTGTATTTTTTTGGAAGACTTTCAACCAAATTATCGTATTCCTCTTTTTGTGCAGTAAATGCGCTCTTTAGTCGCTGGACTTCACTCTGTTGCTCCCTACGTTGGACGTACAATTCGCCAACTAGATAAATTAAATCATCTGTGCTCATGGGATTGGAGCATAGCGATGGACGCGCTGAAGGTCAGGCCGGTACCTCATGCTTGTCTTCAGGGGGCCGTACTCTCCACCGTGAGAGCTTACAGCGGCAGAATTCCATGAAACAGGCTTCAGATTGAGCACAAATGTAACGTGCGTAATATGATCCCACGTCGGCCCATAAAATGCAAGGTCGCCCATGCGAACGTTTTCTGAACGGTTGAGCACGCGGCCATGACCAAGCATAGACCCTGTAAAGCCCCAGCCATTAAATCCAAAGCCATTTGGGTCAGGAAGTTGATGCCATTTATTGTCGCGGTAAACATGCGGTTCCCAATAAAGATATGTCACATCGCTAGAACAATCTTCGTAAAGCGGAAGACCAGGAGGATGGATTCCATTCCGCACGCCGTACATTCGCGCTGGCCCTTGAGTGTAATGAATTTGCCAATTATGCGCAATATCGTACAGCGCTGTATTTACAGCATTGGTCAAGAGTAAGTCTACAGTCTTCGGGGTGTGCCCTACAAGATAAGAGACTAGCTCAGCACGACCATAAGCATCAATAAACCGCTTGAGTTTATCGTGGGTAGGCTTGTTATAAATTCCAGTAGCAGCCAGTTGCGGAACAATGATATTCCTACCCTGGAAGGTCACATGGGTTGCCTTTTGAAATTCCTTTAGGTGCCGCTGCATTAGTAGATTGAAGCGGTTAGTGTAATTAGTGCCCTTCCACGGCATGAAGTCATCGCCGTTGTACTTTTTTACTCGGCCAAGCCCACGCTTAACTGCGTCTACGTCGATCCCTGTGCTGTTGTACGCAAGGGGTCGGGTAAAGGGAGCGACTACTGCTCGCTTCTTTTTTGTAACGGCAGCAAATTTGATTACTTGCATTTCTATAGGCTGAATCTTTCCTGGCCCAATAATTGAATCATCACCGTCACGGACAGGAGAGTCCATATCAGGAATTTCTTCTATGGAATCGTAAATTTCATCTTCGTCTGGAAGATCATCGTCAATCGCATCACCGTCAAAAAGCATACTTCGGTTAGAGCTTAGAATTTTCATTTCACCACCTTTGTTTAATTATACCAGTCTGAATACCATCATCTGATGGCGAGCAGTACCGCCGTTTTCTGAAAACCCATAATGATTAATTTGGTCGCCAGCAGTAAGCGAAGCCATTACAATTGCAGGAGGCATACCCTTTAGGTTGTCACCAGCAAAATGCACAGAGGCAGTATTACCGCCAGGAAGTTCAAGAGCAGAACCAGATGGATTTGCAATAAACCCATTTTTATACCGACCCGAACCTGCTGACATATTATCAATTGTACCGGCAATTAGATATGTACCAGTAGTAGGAACAATAAATTGAGTAGAACTGCTAAACCAACCATTAGGGTCATTTTCTGAATAAGAAGTACCAGGGGCATACGCTCGTGATGCCATATCAGATGCAGAATATGTAAATGATGCAACTGCACATGCGTACTGAAGTACATATTTACCTAAGATAGCAGCCCCGGCAGCAATGGCAGCGGTATCAACTGCGTTATCAGCAAGTTCGCTTGCACCAATTGAGTTAGGCGCAATTAACCCTGCTGAAATAATATCAGTACCAATGCCTGCGACAACCCAACTAGGTGTTCCCGCTGACCCAAGATTTACTTCAACCTGACCTGTAGTTGAATTATAAATCATTGTACCAGTTGGCGGGCTTGTTAGGGCATTGCGCTGCGTTGTAGTGAGCGAGCCAAGACCAAGCTGCTTGTCAATTCTCAGAGCGCCAGTAAGACGTGCCTCATTGACAGCAAATTTAGACAGTGAGAGTCCAGCCTCACCAATCCTTACTGTTCCAAGGTCAATGGTCTGAGCGAAATTAGCTTGATCTGCGTACTGATCTTGCATAGCATTTAAATCACCCGCATAGAGCTTTCCACCAGGAGCTACGCCGGTAGAGTCAAAAGTTTTGATGCGCGTTCCCATATTCCTCCTCTCCTACGGGTTTGTAACAGTAAATGAAATATTAGCCGGTGTAATTCTTGAAAGCTCTCGCGTAAGACCAGCAATATCCGGTGTTACTGATCCACTAATACTAACCGCGTAGCTGAATCCAGTAATGCTTTCAGTAATTGTATAGAGAGAAGTAATATCAGCAACATTTTCTCCCCACAGTGTAAGTCCGCTCCCAATAGTTACCCCTTCGGGGACAAGCTGGATAGGAGCACCGCCTTGTGTTACGCGAATATAGTCTTCAACAATTTCTATTCTTCTCGTTCGCGTAAATGGTGACTTCTTGATTCTTGCTTTTATATCTGTCCTGCGTTGGTTGAGTGCCTTTGCCGCACCAATTGGAAGTCCATACTCAACTTCCCAACTTGCAATGCGTGTGCCTGCTGTATCTATAAAAGCGTCATTGAACATCGAATTAATTTGGTCAACTGCGGTTTGTAGTTCATCAGTAAGGATTTTTCGTATCTGACCAAAATTAGAATCTTGGTTCGACGGCCAAAGATTTTCTGGCGACTCTTGGATAAATAGTAGTTCAGCATCCGAGTACGTTGACTCGGCCGGAAGAGTTGGCTGTCCTATAGGCGTCATGTGATACTTATTGTTCCAGGAGTACGCTTATGGTCTGCTGTAGTCGTTTGATTGCTGCTAGGAACTGAAACAGTTACATCAGCAATGCCAGGAAGACCAAATATCGCATCAACAATTCCGGCAACATAAAGAGTCTCACCAGCGCGAAGACCTAAAATGTAATTTGTTATAGCAGTATTTACACTATCAGTAACATCGGCAAGAACAAAATCAGGAGTTGTTGTAACATCGACTGTGACGTTCGTAGAAGTAGCAGTAAATGTACCAACGTGGAAAGTAACGTTAGCCAGATCCTTTGCGGCAAGTGCTGCTGTTACGGCGTCTTGAACAGGAGTACCAGGAACCGTACCTCCTGGCCCTGTAATTCTTACCGTTACATGACCATTCGTGGGAGTACCCATATTATCGTTCGGGAAGACCGTCGCTGTCTCTACCCCAGCCACAGCCTCTGCCCATGCCTTGATATCGGCCGCTGAGCCTGTCTGTGGCGCTCTGAGAGCGTCCAGAAGCCTTGACCTATACGTTTCATGGTCTTCAGCGTCTGAGCCGCCTGTGAAGGGCGCAGCGTTTGTTACGTCTGTGACGCCATCAGGCATATCAATAATTTCCAAGATAGTCCCTGTAGTGACGTTGTAAGCTGCACCCACGTCCTCTGACTCTGCTGCAATTGTAATCGCCTGAGAAGTATTAGCAGTTGGGGGAGCAGCACCAAGTGAGCCATCAACGATATTGTCAGTATAGGTCGTTGCGCTGTTGTTGGCGATTGTTGTGACGAGAAGATATCCACCGCCATTCTTCTGACGATAAATATTTCTCGCTGTGGTTCCTGTTCCACCAAGCGGAATAGCTGTTAGCCCAATTTGCTTCGATGTAACGGAAAGAGCAGTCGATGCAGGGCCAGAAAGTGTTTCACCGGCCGCTGTAACGAAAGTGACTACATATTCGATAAGCCCGGTAATATTGCCTGCTGCTCCGGCTGCCGTTGTGGGTGCCGTCGGTATACCAGGGTTGGGAATTGTATCGTCATCGGTAGTTTCAAAAATAAATGGGTCAATTCCAGTCCCCGGATCATAAGCTGCTGATGCTCCGATTGGAATATAAGTCCCACCGGCTCCTGAAATTTTAATTGATCCTGTGGCTTTGGTGCCTGACTTGATAGGGAACCCGTATTCATCGCCCTTTCTTTCCAATGCCACGGCATTAGCAGTTTGAACGAAAAGGTCTTCACTGACAATTTGGTTAGCCAAGAAGACGCTTTCAAGAACGCTAGCGAATACCTCAAACATAATTCGCAAATTTCCGTCATCACCAAGGTACACATCAGGGATACGGGCGACCATCTCTGCTGCTAGTTCATTTACAATATCCTCCTGGCTCTTATAAAGAACCGGAGCATTATCAATAATTGCTGGCATCTCGCCCCCTCCCTAAATTGCGATCTGTAGTGATCTTTCCTCATCAGTAGAAACTTCAGCTTCATCGTCTACTGAAATAATCGAATAGCTGATATCCACCATAAGCTGTCGATTATCATTACTCAAAGATAATGTAACGCTTGAAATATTAATTTCATTAGAAATTTGATCGAGTGCTTCATTTACCATCATTGGAACTTCTCTCTGTGCGCGCTCAGTATTGTAGCGAAGCGCAAACTTCAAATTACTGCCTAGCGTTCCTTCTTCGTCAAAGATCACTGTGCCGCGCGGAATACGAAGCCTAGTCATAATTCTTTGATGCATGAGAGCAGGGCCATCTACCGGCAGGATATCTCTATTGCCGGAAAACAGCCAGTCCCCTGTTTTATCTAGCGCAATGTCCCAAGACAATTTATTCTACTTTCCTATTCCTACGTTATTTTCGTGTTACCAAGTACGTCACAAACCCGGTAAGTATTGGTATTGCAAACGACGCAAGTACCAGAGCGCCAACCATTTTAGAGAGAGTATTTTCTATCTTGCTAAAGCGCTCACTGTTGCGTTTGTCCTGGTCAACCAAAGCGGCAGCAACAGGCTCGGCTGCGGTCTTTACCTCATTGCTGAGCGACTTAACATCATCGCCGATCCGCTCCATTTGTTTGTCGTAGACTTCACGGTTGATAAATTCACGATCCTTTTCGCGCGCTTGTTCATGCGCATGGTTCAAGTCTACGAGGCGGCGACGTATCTCTACTAGGTCGGCTTCCTTTTCGGCTGCATATTTATCAAACGCTACCTCTACTTCTCTTTTCTGCGCGCGAAAACGCTCCTCCATTCTTCGATCACGCTCATTCAGAAACTTTGAGAAATAGTCTCTGTCATTGATTCTATCCTCCAAGTGATCGGTCACTTTTGTTCACCCATTGTTAGCGACTCCCCCTGACGCGCGTCATTTATGACCCTAGCCCCTGCTCAATATATTCACGACCGAAAATTATTCCAAGACAACGCGGCATTCTTCTACTACCTAAGTTACGAGCGACGAGCACGAGGTCGCCAACTTTGGGCAGGTCAGGTTCAGTTGTAGACTTTTTGAGGCTTACTGAACTTCCATTGTCATTGTAATAACTCGCCGTGTATCGAAATCCAACAAGAGGAATCGGAGTATCTCCGAATTCGGAGGCGTAGATGAGCTTTCGTTCTTCATCAACTTTGATTACCTCAACTTGAGAAAAGAAATTTGTGGACTGAGAAATTTCTTTCTGAATAGCTGCATAAATACTGTTCCACTCTTCAAGCGTGACCATTACCAGCCCAGGTGAATATGGTTATCATGCTCACCCAAAGTTTTGGAATCATAAATTCCCTTTGGGTAGACAAGATAATCTGTTGGCCCTATGAGTTGCTTGAACCCAAGAAGCTCACGATTTTTATTCATCCATGCCATTGGCCCTGCCGCATTTGAAGGATTGTAAAAACCAAGGTCTACAGCATGGCCGGTTGAATGGGCGGATACCCTACCCTCAGAAGTATTTACATCATGGTCAGACTTAAGGGCTGTGATTGTTGCGTTAGGTCGAAGGTTGTTTGTAAAATACCAATTCTTTACTACAAGCAAGATACCGCGAAGAACTTCATCTGCGATCTGGCCTGACTGAATATCTGTCTTCTGCGACGCGCGACTGAACTCAATTAGAGGATTGTTCAATACCTCTTCACGAAGCCCCTTGCTTGTATTCGCAATATCCTGCGTTGCAGTTTTAGCCTCCTGCGATGAGGACTGTCTAGCAAGTTTTATCTGAGGCAACCAATTTGCCTCTACGTCCTTTTTAATTGTCAGCATATAAGCATAAGCTCTAGGGCCATCACCATTGTACCTTCTTACACCATCCCAAATATTATTATCATTGATTGGCAGCCCACTAAGCTTTCCAGCAAATGCCTTGGCACCAGAAAAGATGTTGAATTTTGGTTGCCATCGAGCGCCATCAAGCTCACCCTTTTTATTTCCCATCTCATCCGCATCATCCTTATACGATGCAGTAGTAAGCTGCATTGGCCCTACCCCAGCTTCACGCTTATATGGATTTTTAGGGTTGCCTGCTGAATTTGCAAATGCATCTTCCCACTTAGCCAAATCAGATTGGAAAGTAGCAGGGGAAGATTTACTAGCGTCCACTACGCCCTGAACCGAGTGCTTAGCTTGGTCTGACAAGTAATCAGATTTATCAGGACGCGGATACCACTCAGAGTTACCGCCCTCTCGTACATTGCGGAATCCAGTCTCGTGCTGGCAAATTCCAAGCAGTACAGCGCAGAAGAGGTTGAAGTCCCAAGCACCATGAAATTTCTGTGTAGCCTGAATAAAATAGTCAGACCAATTCTGTCTAGGAAGCCCGAGGTTTGCACCCAGGCCGCTAGCTATTGCCTGTGACGGGTCTTCGGAGAGCTTAGGATCATCAGGGACGCGCCTAGAGATTGCGTAGTTCTTCTCGCGCAAGCGAATTTCCTGCCACACACCGCCTGACGTTGAGCCTACTGTCTTTGCCCCGACAACGAAGAACGTTCCACGAATTCCAACTTTAGGGATATTTACAGTAGCCATTCGGTTCTGGCGAATGATGAATCCAGGATTCCAAACCGTTAGCGAAATTTCAAGAGAACCAATCTTGGACTCATGGATTTCTTCCCACAACTCATGGATAGCTTCCTTCTGTGATTTTACATTGCTGTTATCAATAATTTTTCTAGGCCGCTTAATCCAATCCCTAGTAGTCGGGTCAGAAGATCGAGCAATAAATGGAACTGTTCCTCTATGCCCAATCATAATTACTTCACCAACGCGCTTCTGAGTGGTCTTGGTGAACGTAACTGATTCAACAGGAATCCAATTTTCACGAGAAGCCGATGATTTCATACCAGCAGACGATCCGAACTTATATACCGGGGCCATATCGTAATTTAGCTTACCGGCTCGGATCAGCCCATCAGCTTCAGCCCAAATCCACCCAGCGCGTCGGCGATAGAAGCGGTACCAGAATTCCCAATATGTTTCCGAGCCATCAGTGTAAATATTCTTCTGAGCAGGCGCTTTGTCAAGGTCAAGTCTATCCCCAATTTTCAATTGACGAGCTTGCTTTGCTACAAGCTGATCGGGACGAACCCACTTCCACTTTCCAGGCTCGGCTACTGAATCAACAGCAACGGCGGTCATATCCCTACCGCTCAGTACAAGAGAACCATCGTCACTGATTGCAATTTCATCAGTGAAACCTGTAGCCAGTGAAAGTATTGAGTCAGAAATTGCGTATAGATTTACACGAACTTCAGCATCGCGCTTGAGCACGGCAAGAAGATCATCGTCAAAGCCCAATTGCATTGACCATGAATCGGCATCCGTATCCATAGCTGAATCAACCGTGTAGGATTCTACACGGTCAATTACACGAGGGCGATATCCTTTGCCCTCAAACTTTGTCGTAACGACTGCTCTTGCCTTCATTTTCTCTTACGCGCCTTGCCTCGGCCTTTTTTATGTTCTCACGCCTAAACTCTTCATCTGCCATACGGTTAAATACACGCTCTTGATGCTCAATAGAAAAATATTGATGATTGTGCTGCCATCGTCTGAACCTGTCAGCAACCTTCTTATGCCTGTTTTTTACAACCATCAGAATCTTAGTGCCATCCCAATTGGAAGAAGGCGAGTGGGAAGCTGATGGAGCGACAAATTATTTTTCTTCAGAAAACTCGTAAGGATTGGTTTATTTAAACCATAAATTTTAGTCCAGAGGGTTGGCTTACCATATTTCAATTTTGCTACTGCGCGAAGTGTACGAGTACCATCACGCACTTTGAAAATATGCGTAGGCTTTCCTCGGCTAACCTTTGTTGTTGGGTTGGGGTTTGGAAGTGTCACCTTAGGAACTTTAACTATAGACCCTGTACCTACAATTACAAACGAGACAGTATACGCAATTGAGTCTGTCCAGTCTCCCTCTTCATGGTTAAATGACCATGACTCAGCAGCAACGTGTTGGATATCCTTCAGGACGCCAGGAAGAGATAGCAATTTTCCGGTCTTTGGAGTATTACGAACGAGCACATCTTCCAAGGCCATCATATTTTCATTTCCGGTCTTACCAGGGAAGAGGCCGCTCATTTCAATTCGACCTTCTTCATTGTGCATCACATCTACAACCGCAGCATTATCACCAATGTACCGATGAATCCCAAGAGCAGCAGACCCACTACGCGAAAATCCTTCAGTACCAAGCGGCCATTCAAATTCTGGCCCACCAGGGACAGAGAGCGTCGGCCTGTGGAACGTACCAAGCAGAACTGTATAACGCGAAGGATCAACTCCGATAAATTCGTCATCGTTTACTTCGCCAGTTGCTTTAGCCGTTACAACAGGAGGGCCAATCATCAATTGCCTTTCTGAGTCTTAGGCTTGCCACGATGTGTAGGTGTTACTCCATTTTTATTCGGAATGAGAGTTACTGGAACATGGACTCGTTTTGAAACAGGCTTTCCGTTGTGGTCAAACGCATCTACATTTACATACACATCTGCCCGACCCGTAATTTGTTGCATCGGTGACTGGAATTGATAAGGAACTCCTCTGCCTCCCCGATGAGCACCAATTACATTCAGAATGCTACCACTACCCTTATTGGAATTAGGGCCAAATCCTAGGAACCCTTCAATTGCATCATTTGTTCCCTTGGTTGCACCCAAAATATAATGATGCGCGGCATATTGACCTGTCTCAAAGCCAGCTATGCCAATTGCTCCGTATACTGAAAGCCTGCCTGCCGCTCTACTTAGTCTGCTTGCTCTACTCACATTACCCTCTGCTGTTTTTCCAGTTTTTCCAATTACTCCACCAGGAGTAGATGGATTTGAAAGTTGGCTTAGCACATAAACAAAGAATGGATTAGAAGCTGAACCTGTAGGAACATTTGTTGGATTAGCTGCACTTTGAATTAATGCAGCACCACCAAACAACCGTCCAGCACCACCCATTATTCCACCACCCCCACGCATACGCCTAAGGGCTGACAGACCAAGAGCGGCACCCAGGCCATATACGGCTGCGTGTTCAATTGTTGTATGCCTATGCCCTGCTCGCGCAACAACATCAAGATCATGCGCTGCTGGGCTGACTACCGGAGAAAGACTTGAAATTACATCACGGCGTAGGTTATCGAGTGAAATTGCTGCTGCCTTAAGCGGCTGATCCTTCTGGAACCTATCAACAGAATCTTTAAATTTCTTAACAGACTCGGCTGTATCTGCCCACGCTTTCGATGTAGCCACAATATCACTTTGATATTTATTTCCCTGGCTGGCAATTTGAGCAAAAGTACGAATACCATGAATTCGTCCAATGGCGCTGTTCAACCAAGTAAGTCCTGCTCCTGAAATTCCCAATCCTCTCATCGCACTCGGGTCTTGGTCAATCAGATCAACTTGTTCATCAGACAAATTTGCAACTCTTTTTTGTTGCTTACCAGAGAAGCCCAAGCCACGAGCATGAGCAAGAACCTTGTTAAAGGCCCACAAGCCCCCGTGCTGCTGAACCAAGCTAGGAGTCACCCCAGCCTGTGCGAGAGCCGCTGTGTGCGTCTTGTTGGGCAAGAAGATGCTCTGTAAGAGGTACTGAAGTCCTCGGCCGCCTGTAGACGGCTGAACGCCGGTTCTAAGGACTGTCGTAAACAGCCCAAGAAGCTGTTGTGGTGACATTTTACCTAGCTGACCTACAGCCGCTAGCCCTGGAATTTGCTGAGCGATCTGCGGGCCATAGTCTGCGGTACCAGGAACAGTAGAAATCAAATTAACGAATGCTCGACTGAACCCACCATAATTTTTGAGGTTCTGCCCCTTTTGACCGGCATATGACTGAACAAGACCAGCCGTAGCCTTAGTCATTTCCTCAGGAGTGATCTGTGCAAGCTGGGCTGCCTGAGAAAGTACAGTGGTCATTTTAATTGCAGTTTGTGGGTTTAGATGCTGAACAGTTGAGAAAAGGTTAATTAGAGCATCGTTGAATGAACTAACGTCTGTAAGCGCTTCTCTTGCACCTGACTGAGCATTCTTGTAAAAATCCTGAAGGCGACGGTCTGCCCCGTACACACCTTCATTCAAGCTACCAAATGATTCTTGACCAAGGAAGCCAATCAGGGCCAATTGCTTTTGTGTATCTTGCAACGTCGTAATCATTTTGTAGGCACCAAAAATTGCTGCGCCTGCAAGTGAGTACCTGAACGTTGTACCAAGAGCGCGTAGCTGATTGTTTAAATATCCTGTTTGGCGGCCATACTCGGTTGATCCGCGAGTAAGCTGCTGAAGACCACCGGACATTTCTCCGATAGCAGCGCGGACGCGGCCTTGGCCGTCAGTCGTCCAAACAGTTCTAATGATGTTAGTAATTGAACTCATTCGCCTAATGCTCTTAGTTCTTCCTCACTCATTGAATCTCTTGGCCTATAAATTTGGTCTTGCAGTTCTTTTGGCAGACTTGAAGCGTCGGTTAAGCGCTTTCCACAAGATTCGCAATGTCGATGTCGTTGCTTCTCTCGGCATTCAAGACAGGTGTTTCGCTTTCGCTCGTCGTCATCGACGGTTGTGCTAAGCCAGACCCATGTAATTTGCCCAGGAGTAGCGTCTGCGAAAGTGCTGAAAGGAAGCGTTTTGCAGCGTACCATTGTTTGCCAGATAGCGCGCTCCAATCGAGAGTCTGCAAGACTACTTTTAAATTTTCAAACTCTTCCGGCGGAATTCCGTCAATCGCCGGTGAGCTTCTATCAACCATCTCAAGATAATTATCCCAAATATGGTTGATATCCGCTGCATCGAGAACGTCTGTCATTTCTGATGCTGAGCTAAATCCCTGTTGAGCAAGATCGGCCTCTTGTCTGATAGACCTGAAAACAATTTCGCGCGTTTGAACACGCTCACGGTATTCCAGACTAAGCCTATTCTCCTCAACGCCCATCATTACCTTTGCAGCAGCCTCAATACAACGTTCAAGCTCTGATTCAGTTAGGGGTACGATTGCCACGCGCATTTCAGGATCACTGATTAATTCTACGAATTCACACGCAGACTGACCCATCCTCATGCGGTCTAGTCTACGTTCTTTAATTTGTGACGAGAGGCTTTCCACTGAACATTTCCTTCCGCTCCGGGCTTTCTAGTTCAAGGGCTACGGTTTCAAGTGATGCGTGCATTGAGTATGATTCAATTACGCCATACATGACTTTCTGGCAATGCACACAAGTTACTGCAACGATGTAATTTCCTAGCTTGCCGCGCATGGTTGGATTTGCTGGTACTTCAATGTCTGGATCGAATTGCCCACAATGCGGGCAAATAGGTGGGCCTGCGTGAATTTCAATTTCTGGATCACTAGCAATTTTTTCCAGGGCAGTTGCAATTCTCTCTAGGGAATCCATTAATTTCTCACGAACCCCGGTACGCTAATATCAACGTCGATTGTAACTTGGTCTAGAGTTGAGTTGATTGAAATTCGGCGCCAGTTACAACCACGATAGGTCTTGTGAACGTTGCCACGGCTTACCTGAACATCAAAGTCTCGGATATCGAGCATTTTGGACTCGTCATTCATTCCCTTATCAGCACCAGACTTGAGAATAATTGCCGAGAACCGAACTGTATTTTCATCTGACCGTCGAATTGTCCTAAGCACAGGGCCATCAGAACCAAACGCACCACGCCATGTAATATCCTGACCAAATTCCTCGGTCATATCCTGCATAGCCGCAAAGTCCTTACCTGCGACAAGGATACCAAGGTCGGGGGCAGAAATTGCTTCCAAGAAGGCCACCTAATTACACTTCCCTCAGGTTCTTATAAGCTGACGCTGCTCGTGGGTGCAGCAACCCTTTTTGTGCCATATCGCTTAACTCCTCCAATTCTGCGATTACTCGCTCAGCTTCTTCTAGCTTAACAATTAGATACGGCATAATTTCAAGAAGGAAGCAATAAGTAGCCTCAGCGCCAGGAATTACCAGAGCATACTTATCTTTATTTTCATAGTCGTAATTATATTTCTCACTTCTGAATTTTGCCTTAACTACAGAATGCTCAAGTCTGGATGGGATATCGTATTCTGTTAGATATTCCTGGATAGCTCTGAGAACAGTCGCCGTATTTTGATAAATCTTACATCTAAATTGTCTTCCAGTTCTGTTACTAGGGAGTTTTGTAATACGGCAATCCACACAGCCTTCGCCGTCAAAAAACCCAGCAATATATTGCCAACTCATTGCGCGAAACGCCATAAATTACACCCCCTCCTAGACGGGAATCTCTAAAGTCGCTGCGACAAGGATCGTTGAAATTCCACGAACTACCTTGCCCTCATAACTTACAGTCACCTGACGCTCATCCAGACTCGATGAGACAGACACGTTGTAACCCGTTGTGCCGTCCGGCTGAACCTTCGGCTGAATCCAGTCCTGCCGCTCATCCAGGACAGCCTCAACGCCGCTCTTGATAAGGCCACGAACACGCTCTGAATTTGCCAGGCGAAGGAAGCCTGCGCTAAGCAGATATTCCTTCACATCGACAAATACCTGATCTGCAATAAGCCGAGTCTGCAATGAATCGAATGACCCATCAGTTGTGTACGTCGTGCGAAGATGTGTAATTCTCACACCGCCAGTAGGATTAGCTTGAAGCGGTGACACACCACCCTGAAGCAAGTCTTCAAGATCATTTACAACCGATCCAGAAGCTACCTTGACTCTAAACACAGGATTTCCAACTGAATCCTTTTCAATTCCAGTCAAATTAGGAAGCGTCAGAAGATCAAGGTCGTCTGCCGGATCGGAATTACGAGATACTTCAGCAGCTACCGCAGCGGCAGCAAATGCACCGCTCTGAAGTGTAGGAACGTTGTCATACACGCCAGGGCCGACAAGAACACCACGCTTACTGCCAATTGCTGTTGCTGCCGCAATGAGATTTGCCTTTGAGGTACCCGATGGCATTCCTACAATTGCTGTCTGCTTATTTCCAACTAGCTCGGCATTTACAGCAGAAGTAGCAAGAGCAACTAGATCAGCCTGAGTAGTTGAATCTGTTAGACGAATGCGAATCATTGGATTTACATACGCCTCAAGGTTCGCCCACGCAACCTGACGCTCCGCAAGAACGGGCGAAGCCTTCTTTGAAGCAACGGCCCACACAGGGCCAGCGCCACGATCAAGAAGGAATTTAATAAGATCAGTAAGCGAACAAACACCAAAAAGCGTATCAGCCTCAGACGGCCTCGACACTTGATAAACCTGAGCTACGTTTGCTGTAGCACTTGCATTTGCTGCTCCTTCAACTCCAATCGGCTGAAAAATCGGAGCAGAGAATTTACCCGCTACCGATGAACCGTCAAGAACGTCAGGATACAATTGGCTAGAAGTCATTTACCCTCCTCTCACACTAGGTCTTGGTCGATTGTAATTCCAGAGATAGTCAAGTTCGGGTCTTGGTCAATGTCATCTACAACTGTAGCTGCGCCTCTTTCCTTCATTCCAGCAACGCGAACTTGAAGCTCGGAATTAATTACACGAAATACCTTTTGGTCATTCACACGCTCTACTTCAAACCTCCCTCCATTAAAATGCCGAATTTCAATATCAGTGGCTTCTCGCACGGCCACGATGCTTGCATGACCAGCCAGAAGATCGCGGAGCCTTTGCCATGCAAGCATCCTAGCCGTTACACCACCGTCAAAGCTGCTAGCCCAAATTCCAATATCAAAATTTATTGTATGGAACTCATATAGCTTTTCTGTGATAGTACCATCACCGTTGTCAATTTCATCTAGCTTACCGTCACCAAAGCCAAGCGGTTGAGAGCCTATATCATCAATTTCAAAATGGATAATTGTTTTTTCAAATGGAATCTTCTGCGCAAGATCATCAGCTTCAGCGAAACTACCAACAATCTCATAAACGTCAGTATCCAAATTTTCCTCAAGATAGGACTTGAGGGCGCGGAATGTACTGACTAGCCATTGCTGTGGGTCAACGCGGCTAACCATTAGAAATTACCCATTCCCATCGGTGGACTCTGCGTTGCTGAACCTCCAACGAGTGAACCTCTCTGTTCAGGCAAATTAAACAGCCGTGTCTTGGATTCAGCCTTGCCAGGACGCAATGGGGCAAAAGCTTGCTCCCACACGCGATGCCCAACGCCTACAGCGTCAGACCACCGTAGCGTTTTAATTAGCGTTATTTTCATAATTGGCCTTCTAACCCGGCGCTTCGATGTATGGATACCATATTCGATAAAATACGCCTCACGAGAGTCATTGTAGACCTCCCACACCCCAGGTGCAAGTCTCCTCACCTTCCAGTTGCGATAGTACCTCTGAGTAATTCGTCTAACTGGAATCATCCAAGCCATCTCAGGAACCTTCTGGTATGGATCATATTTACCACGAGACTTTTCAAGCGCAAAGCCTTGATGAGCACGAGCTAGTAATTCAGTCAGCATATTTGAAGCTGCGTAGAGATTCCTACCGGATGCTTCAAGACCCCTGATGTAACGCTCTACGTCTTGAAAAAACATCGGAGTAAGCGCAACTGCGCTTGGCAGGACATTAGGGTTGGTGTTCCTCCACCGCATAGGCGCAGTAGTACCAGCAGATGTGCGGTATGTCCTGATGTTGCGAGGCATTACGGGATCTTCCTCATTAGTCTTAGTGCCACTTCCCAATGGTGCGCTGGGTTGCCGTCTGATGGATCGGCAATTTTGTTTGCATTTACCGAGAAGAACCGTCTGCCATCGTACTCGATCCAGTCATCCCCGTCTTCGCTCCAACCGTAGAAGTCCAGAGTTACACCTTGCCATTCGATAGGCAAAATTCCTAGATGGTCGTCACTCTGCACTTCACCGAACATTTCAATAATTTCCTCAGACTGCAATCGTGTTGCTCTTGTACTTTGAATTGGCTGCACAAATCCTTTAACACTTGCATCTACTTCAGAATTGGAATCTACTAGGAAGCCTTGTGCGTTGCAAAATTGAGCGCCTGGGTTGGCAATATGCCATTCGGGATCACGGTACCCCTCAGGAGTTCGGCAAGGGCAGGGTATCATCGAATTATCTCGATGATAAATTACGTCCGAGCCACGAAGCGTAAGCAATGCAATAAATCTGGCTACGTTACTCACTCTACCTCAATCAAAAGACGAGACTCATCCAAACTTACCACCTGAGAAAAACCACCAGCAATTTGAACAGCTTCCATAACAGCGACTACTGAGTAATTTTTGCCAAGAGAAGAATTTGCCATATTAAGTAGATATTTCAAAAGGTCAAGGCGAGTCTGTGTACTACTAGACGAACTTGCTGAACTAGCCTTCTGCGCCACAAGACCAGCGGTGTAATCATCAGCACCGCCAGATGCGGCGGCAACTTCATTTACAATCAAAGTTGCAATATAAGCGCGGGCAAGTGACAGATACACAAGCCCCTGAATCTTTTTATACGAAACCCCAACCACATTTACAGAATATGGGTCAACTGAAAATAATTCTTCAATTGCGGCTTCAGCTTCACGATAGGAAACATTTTCATCAAGAGAAGAGTCATACATATGCATACGGCTTACTACTTCGCCAATTAGAAGCTCAGTACCGCCCTGAATCGGGTTTGAAAGATCAGTAGATGCACCTTTTGCGCTAATCCATTCAATCGCAAACCAATGGCCTACTACTTGCACCTGGTCAGTTTCATATTCTGTAATGTAATTTGGGTACGTCCCGATATTTGTAACAGTCTCAATAAGAGTCCATGAAGAACCACCGTTTGTAGCTGATTCCCAAATTCTAAGCTCAACAAAATCAGGATCGCGCGGAGGCTCGAAATCAAATCTAACTGAATACGGCATATTACCTCGCCTTCGCTCTCACAAGAACAGCACGATTGATTTTTGCGCTACTCAGTTTTGTGTATTGAACAGGACGGCGCGAGAAGAGTGTTGGCGTATTAAGCATAAATGGCGTTAAATTGATACCGCCATTCAGTTTTCTAAAATCACTAGTAAACGCCCCGAGACTGTTAAACCATACAATTCCAGCAGCAAGGGTTTTATGGGCAAATGCCTGGCTTCCCAATTGCGGTGTAATGGAAAAAGCAGTTGCAGCAAAATGATTAACTCTGATTTGCCTTACAATATTAAATTGAACCGCAACAGCAAGAGGTACTTGCGCGTTCCCGCTCGTTTGAAGTGATAGAAGCATTGGCAAAGTTCTGTTAAAGGTCGTAATAAATTTCCATACGCTCACAGGACTTAGCAATGTAGTCGTATTCAGGCCACGACTATGCGTAGCGCTGTCCGTAAGCGCCCCTGTAAGCCCCGCTGAGGCTCCAAGAGTACGGAATGCAGTCAATACCCTTCCTTGAGCCACAGCCAGCGTCAGAGAGCCAGGGAACGAGTGACCAATAAGGCGTTGCCAGCCTGCGGTCAAAGTAAATGATAAATTAAGGTTAGTGTGGCCTGCTGCCAGATCAAGCATATTTAAAGTTGCTACAAGAGTATAGTTCAAAATCTTGGTAAATTTCTTTACTTGAGCGCTCGTCAATGTAAAACTAAGCGTTGCTGCTACTGCGCTAAGATGAGTTGCTTGTTTTACAAGCGCAGCAGTAAGTGTATTTGTAACAGCAAGTGTTCGCACATATTTACTTACGAAAGACTCTGCTGGCGTTAAAGTAATTGAACTAGCCAACGTCCTTAGGCGCTTACTTGTCAGAACTTCAGTTGGTGTAAATACAATCGACGCTGGTATAGCTTTCAAGATCAGCAATTTACGAGCTTGCGCTGGTGTAACAATCAATGACAAAGCCTGAGTGGACAGATGCTTAGCAACTGTCGTGGCGGCAGGGGACATCGTAAGGCCAGCACTCAGGGTATTTGTCCAAAGTACACCCGGAGTAGTTCCACGCCAAAGGAATTTCTCATGCCTTCTGAAACTTCCACCGCCAAGTGGGTCACGAAAAGTACCGCCTCTAAGCAGGTCAGTAGGCATTTATCACTTACTCACTAGGACAGCGGAAACAAGTTTAATTAGACCGAAGTCTTTTTCAGAAACCGTTGGTGATACACCAAGGCCCTTATTTAGAGTAATTAAAAGGATCAACTGCTCTCTTACCAATTTCCTGCGAGCCAACTGCGCTGACAAGCTGATAGCTGAATTTAGCGTCTTTGCAGGAAGGTCAGATAAGAGAGCTGTAATTGTGGTTGCAGAATGCAGATCACGATAAATATGCGCCCCAAACGTCATTGAAGGAGCGCTGTTGATATTAGCCAGCAACCCAATATGCGAACTAGCAGTTCCTCCATGCGCTTCACTGACGATTATATTGAGTGAAGTAACAAGAATTCTAGTTGCATAAATTTGCTTAGTCAATACCGGCAAAAGTGAAAGCGACGTATTGAACTGTCGAGTACGGAATGGTGGAACAATCATCCTTGGATCAACAATCAGAGTTTGCGACAACTTTATGCCCTCGATTTTACTTTGTAGGGCAATAAATGTAATTGCGTTGTTAATCGGCTTTGAGATAACCCTCATAAATGCCGAAAGCAAATTAGCTGATGCAGAAATTGCCCTGTTATATTTTCTCTTGAATGATTGTGTAAGTCCAACAGTAAGTGCTGCCGGTAGATTAATTAGGGTCTGTCCACCAGTAGATGAATTGACAAAGAAAGCAAATGGTAAATTCAGGAATTTATTAGTTGCCTTACGAATCGCGCTACTAAGTGTGAGTGACGCTACTAAGGAACGTGCGTAGGTACTCCTATGAGCCTCTGTAACAGCCAAAGCTAAGGCAGACACAATAGACCTCGCACTAACAGTAACCGTAGCCTGGGAGCTTGTGAGCGCCAGAGAAGTAGAAAACAATTTAATACTCTTTCTGCTCAAAGCCGGAACAATTGTAATACCTTGCAAAGAACCCTCAGAAGGCGCGAGCAAATTGCCAGGTGCTAAATTATTACTTGGTGCCAGTGGTACAAAAAATGGCCCGCCAACCAGAGATAGTGGAATAAATAGCTTACGCGACTCGACATTGTTAAATACTGCTTGAGCATTAATTTGTAGGAAAGTTTTTTGTGGGGTAATACCACCAGTATTTCTATTATACTTAAATGTCGTATCCCTAAAGATACCAGTAACGGTTGACCTTCTGAAGACAGAAGAACCCCTGTTTACAGTATCATTTAGAGGCACGTTAAATTTATTGATTCAGTAGCTTGGCAACAGCTTCCTGTTCGGCCAGAGTCTTGTGATACTGGCTGTCAGGGTAATCAATTGTTCCTTCCTCTACTTCATCATCACCAATAATTTCTACAGAATTACCATATAGCTTCTGAGCAGCCTTGGCAGCCTCAGGGCGGTTGTCAAAACCGTCAAAGTTGCTGTCTAGTCGTTTTCCAGTCTCAAGATCGTATACATGGAATACAATTCGTGTTCCAAGAGGCCGACCAATATCTTCTACAATTCGTACTCTTATATTTTTATTTTCAGGCATTAATTGAACTCCTCAAATTTAACTGTCGTCGAGAGCACAAGTGCATCGACAGGGGAAGCAAGCAACCGAAGGCACCACCATGTACCAGCAGCGATCTGAGCAATTTCTTCAGGAACCGGCAAGTCTTTGTAACCGACCTGCACGTTCATCGCTTCTCCATCAATATTTACAGCAGTACCGGCCGATGCTGTAGTCGTATCACGAACACGGCAAGTGCCACCAAATGCTGCCTGACCGGGTACAAGCGGTGCAGGGGTTAGTGTAGTTCCACCGGAGCCTACAGTGGTGTTTCCACGAACCTGTGAAAGACGAATACCCTCAGCCTGCGCATCACCATAGTCCGATGACTGAGTGACTTTTACAGATCGAATAATAATATCATGCCCTGTGACCGGAAGAAGGGCAATAATATCCATACCAGCAGAAATAGACTGACCTTCATCTACTGCTGTATAAACTCGTCCCATTTTTTCACCTACCTTCTTAACCTTCTTAGAAGACCTGGATCGCGTCTTGGAACAGTTATATCGCCAACACCGCCCCCACCGCCACCACCTGAAAAAGGCCCATAGAAACCAGATGTGGAGCCAGCAATAACCTGATCTACCCAATAAACAGTTCCAGCGGGCCGACCGCCGCCAGCTTCAGTCGGATTTAAGCCAAGGAAGAGGCTTGAAACGCTGGACGGAGCTATGTCTGTCGCTGTACTTGTTTGATCTGCTGCGCCACTGGAATCAGGATTGTTCCAAATTTTCACCGTGCAACTCTGCGCGCCAGCACCTACACCAGTCTGCATTTCTACTCTAATCCACTGGCTGTAGGTTAGTGTAAAAGCACCTCCTGCCTCACCATTGATGTATGCCCACCAATTGTCTGTTGAATCTTGCCTAAAAAAGCCTCCACCATTTAAAAACGCTACAAAAAGATTCCCGACTGGCTGAATTGGGGAGAAATAGGCGTAGAAACGAGCATATACAGATCCACTTGTAACTGTTGTAAACGGAAGTTCGATATGAGATGATTCAGTTAAACCTCCTCCGACGAATTTACACGCTAGGCTTCCATACTTCACATGGGCATTGTCATATACGGGTGGAGAAGCTGTACCGCTGTTTGCAACAGACGCAAACGCTGTAGCAGAGCCAACGTCGCCGGTGCTAATATTTGCACCGTTTACACCTGTCTCAAAGTCAGCCGAGCCATCTACCCCGCCGCTAATTAAAGGAAGAATATAATCAATTCCATTTTTGGAATCGACATATGCCCGACCACTTTTAATCAGGGTAGCGAGTTCAGCTTCAGAATACTTGCGAAGTTGTGGTGCTATTTTAAACATTGACACCTTCTCTGACCAAAGCAATACCTTCTTCTTGGCCTACGAATACACGAACTGTAAATTTAGGTTCAGGCCCAAGTCCAAATGCAAGCATATTTTCTTCGGTCATCTCTATTCCACGAACTTCTAGGTTTACTTTTTTCTTTTTCCAACCTAAATGCTCATCACGACAACGATACCATGCGTGAAGGAAATCTTGTGCCTGTACTGTTGGAAGAATCTTTGTAAATTCAGATATGCGCTCATCATTATCATAGAACTCATCAATATCTATTCCATCACATGACTTTATCCAGTCAGGCGGCAGCGAATCTTCATTAAGGTCATGGAACGGAGTTTCAACCAACCGGCCATTTACATTGAAAATTTGCACACGATATGCCATTATCTCACCAACCCTGCTGAACGGAGGTCAGAAATTAGCGTACCAACCACGTTGGCAAGCTCCCCTGTAGTTGTCGCTGCCGCGTCAAACGCGCGGTCAACAGAGACATTTGTTGCTGCATAGCCTTGGGGCACAGCCCTATTTGACATTGTCATTAGGTTTCCCGCAACAACTTGAATAATATGAGGTAGGTTGTCATAAAATACCTTTGACGACGCACCATCAATTGTTTTTCCGCTTGGCATTTGAATAGTCCACGTTTTAGTTTGTTCGCACACATTAGGGTCAGGGTTCTTTTGAATCTCCCATCTAATGTCTTCAAATACAAGCAGTTCAGGCTGAAATTGAACAATTACATCCCCATGCGAATTGTCCAAATTGAATAGGATACGGTCGTTAGCAAGCAAGGGGCCGTAGAAATTGGTAGGAGTTGTCCCATTCCCTTGTGATTTAGCAGGATAGCGTTCGTTTAGTACTGCGGCGTATCCTGCCCTCTTTACCAATCCTGAAGCTGCATGGTTGCCGAATATACCAATCTGAAGTGTTGTTGGATCAGACGAGGCGAAATCAGATAAACGAATATTTCGTGTTTTGTCTTGATAATAAGAACGGCCAGAATGACCAGGGAGATAAAACGTGTCAATAAGATACTCAGCCGTATCGCCTGAGTCATCGACAATTGCTGCCTGGGCATAGAGGGGGCATCCGTTAACCTGCCCAAATTGAGTAGCGGTGCAACCCTTAATTTCCCACATTCCGCTTGTCTCTGACCAGCAACCAGTTTCAAATACCATGCCCCACAGACCGCCAATTAGTCCACCACCAAGACGACCAGCGGGAACTACATTTCCGTTTTTATCAATTGCCCTATCTGTATCTGCGAAATACCAACCAGACACAGACATAAGCGTTCCATTCAAATCAAATGTGCGCCAACCCGCAGCACCTTGCCCAGCTAGGTTCAAATCATTGAAATTGACTCCCTGCGAACTGCCAGGGGATTGCAGCATAAACCTATCTCCGACATTCGTACTGCGGAAAACTCTGACGTAAAGCTGCTCAACATACGAATCTTGCTGACCGTCTATGCTCATCACGCACGGTGCAGGCGTATTGTCAGTATGAATGAAGTCGACGCGGCATCGCCTTAAATTAAACTTCCCAAGACCTGTAAATAGAGTATACGTAATCGCGCCTAGTACGCTGCTAGTAATATTTACAGCAGGGTTATTGGCTACGTCTTTGTTAGCGCACAGGGTAAAGTAAATACCGTTAACGTCTGAACCGATGCTCTTGACGTAATACGACGTGTGTGGGAGAATACCACCTGGTAGACCCATGTTGTATGGGTCATTGAAAAACACCCTGTTACCCACACCAAATCCGCCACCAGAAATGTAAGTACCTGCAATGTCTTGCCCACAATAAATACGATCATTTACTGTATCTACCATGACGATTGGCGATGCTACTTTGGTTCCTTGCAAAATGTAAGTATCATCGTTTGTCTCGCCTGTCCAGGAACCGAGCACAAAATTAATATCGTGCCAATACAAACCTGACATTAACCCTAGTAGCTCGTGATCCCAGCTATATGCAAACCCACCGCCGTCGATCATACCGCCCTTGACTACCATATCAAGGAACATTCTCTGAAGGCTATAAAAGTCAGATCCATATATAGATGCCTTAACTTCACCTGACTGCATCCACCAAATTGGTTCACCCGCTGAATGAGCAAACCGAGTCCACCGCTGACCTTCATTCCCACCAGAAGCCAAATGTAAAACATTTCCTGAATCAATTGACACAGCATGAAGAGTTTCAACATTTGGTGCGCCTGGATATCCAATTACAAAAGTACCTGCACCCGCCATATATGCTGCACGAATATCCCTTGTCATTGGGATCGTATTAGCATGGGCGATGCAACCACCAGCCCCAACTTCAGAATCAGGAAAACCAATTGGAATTCCAGAATATCCGCTTGTACCTTGTGGCGCGTCAATATTTATTACATCAGCTACAGAGCCACCATCGGACGCTGTAATTGCTGCGCCTCTAAAATTAACCTTACTTCTAAGAGGTAGGGTTACCCCCTCATCTTGGATTGTAACTGCACCACTACCTGACGAACCACTCAGGCCAGTAATATACCAATTTGGATTTCCTGATCTTACCGCAACTTTAATTGTCAGAGTTTGTCCCTGGACAAGTACAAATGTTGCTGCACCATCAATTGTTTGCGCCGGTGCTGTTGAAGCCCGTATAGTTAATGTGAAATTAGAAGGAACAGTTAAGGCTTTTATCTGTACCTTTTTCGTTGCCTTACCTGTTGCGTCAGGAAGCTGAATAATTACACTACCCAGCGAAGCATCAACAAGAACAATTTCGTCACGAGAATCATTTACGAGTGCCGTGGTTCCCGTTGCCGTTACAACAGTTACTCGCGCGGTGAGACGGTCTACACCATCAGCCGCCGCCTTGATTCCGGCATCCATCGCATTTAGATTCGTTGCGTTAACCGGAACAGGCGGCGGCTGCGTGTCATTTACAAATGTCCCACGCGGGTTATACGCAATCGTGGACATTCAATTACCTGCTTAGCTCGGGTCGAGTGTGAAGGTATATTGGCTAATCATTTCAATCGCTCTTTCTCGTTTCACAATAAGCCCCTCCAAAATTTGGTTGAGGAGTGAAATAGCATTTGCTCCATCGCACCGCCAAGTATAGCTCTGTGCATGATTAGACTTGCGTGGCTTACCACCCTTTGTAATTGTTCCACAGCCGGTGATGAGAAGAAGCTCATTCAAAATTTCTAAGTTGGTCATCCCAATTTGAATGCGGGGGGCAAAACTGTCCAGTAGACCGCTTAGAGTTAAAAATCGAGCCTTCTCCATCAATCAGAGCCGTAAGCCAGCCCTGTTCGTATGTAGTTAGCCTGCGAGCCTTTGCCTTATGCGTTCCACGACGCCAATGCGCCTTACCTGCGCTGATTCCGTGTTTTCCAGATTTATACGGCATGAATTATCCTACACTTAGAATGGCTTAACTATGAAGGATCGAGTGTAAATGTATATTGTATCTGATCGTTGGTTGCTAGCGCCACGCCGGAATGATCGCCCTTGACGATGCACGATGCACCGGACGGCGGTGAACCTGATCCTGCGGCTGTAAATAGGGCCGCATTCGTGATCGTCTGCCCTGAAAGGCTTGTAAGCGTCGCTACGGCCTGGAACTTTGCAGTTGAGCCAGTACCCGTCTTAGAGCACGTCGCCTGCACACGAGGCTCCGCAGCGGCCGTAAAGAGGTCTGTATCAGCCTTGGCTGCCGTACCTGCCCCTGTACCCCACCCGACGTACTCAGGCTTCGTCTGAACGCTCTCATTGAGCTTATCGACTACGAATTCCTCACCTACGTTTGTGAGAACAACAGCACACATTTACTCATCGCCCCCTTCTGCCATCGCAGCAGCGTAAAGGTGACTGTCATCTTCACGGTTCCTCTTTAGCTTCAAATCCGCATGAGCAAAATCATCAGCCTTTAGGAACTTCGTAAGACATTTTACATCATGGAAAATTCCACCAGCCGAAGGGCCAGACTTGACGCCAATTACTGTCTCGCTGTTTTCATCCTCGTCAGCGTCCAACATTTCAAATGTAAGCTCCTCGCCTGCGGCAGCCGCAAGCTGAGCAGCATTAAAAGTCTGCATTTCATTTCGCTGAACCTTGACTGTTGCAGAAAGGTGGTTCTTGAATACATCAACCTCCTCGCCACAACCAGCACAAGTATTAGTTTCTGCCACTGAAATTACACCTCCTTCAAATCTGAAACAAAGTCATCGAAGTCTTCACCGATTTCAACATTTTCAATTTCAATCGGCTCAACTTCATAAACACCCACAGCCCCATGATTTACACACTCAGTAGGCTGTGGAATATCACGGTCAACAGTGCAGCCGCACTCATAGCGCCCTTGAAAACGCCGTACAACGGCTGCAACTGTTGCCTTCTGCGTTGAGCTTGTTGTTGCTGTTGCCTCATGCGTACCCATAATTAAGGCAGAGTAATTTCTTCGACCGAGTTTGCAATCTCAGCGTAAACTCCACGCCGAGTACGACCAACGATCTGAGCCTCAATCAACCGGGAAATATCAGGACGGTCAGCATCAACACGAAGATCATGGTGAACAAGCTCAAGCATCCTCTGCTTTGGGAAAATCGCGTAAACCTTTCCAGCAGTAACACCTGGATAATTGTAAGTCTCTGTACCCATGTTAATATCCATACCATCGTAATAAATGATGGTATCAACAGGAACAGACGGCATGACATTTCCGGAAGCGTCGTAAACCGGATTCAACAGAGCGGCTTCGATCTGGAACCGATTAGTCTCAGAAGCTAGAATTACGCTCCACGTCCGCTGAGGAGAAGCCTCAATCGAAGTCTGATACGCGCTCATAAATGTGCGAAGCGTCTTCTCAGCCAGCGATGCTCCCGAAGTTGTATCAGCAGCAGTTTGGTTCGGGCCTGTGTATGAATACGCTGTAATTGGATTTAGATGAAGATGGTTGAGAATAGCGTTATATGCACGACCGAAAGCCTGATTTACAAGCTCAAGCGACCAAGTGCTATCCCACTCAGCCATATCCTCGGTGTATTCAAAGCCAGCGGCATAAGTAAAGAGGCGAGCCGTGGCCGGTGTGCCCTTCTGAAGCGTACCGAACTGAATTTCCCCAGCCTCATACTTCTGAACAAAAATGACATTAGCCTGAAGCGTATTCTCACCAATATCAATTGCACGACCTGGGAACGGGCCAGGGATACGACGATAAATCGGCTCGTACAGAGTAGGAACATCTGCCTGACCGAATGCAACATCAACCCTAACTTTTTGGATCAGGTCAAGCATCCCCTGAGCCGTAGTAATCATCTCGCCTACGGGCTTCTTGAGAATTGCTTCCTCAATTTCAAACCCGTTGCTTCTACGCGCGGCAAGAATATCGTTCTTGCTTAGAATTACGGTCACTTATTTTCCTCCTTTCTTAATTAGCCGCCGTCAGTAAGACGGACTGTTGCATAGCCACCTGAATTACGAACACCTTCAACCTTTGCAACTGCAAGCGCAGGAACACCGCCAGCAGCCGGTGCAGCTACGTCCTGAAGATCGGTAGGGCCAGCTTTGAACCCAGCGCCAGTTGCCCACTTCAAGAAATCACCACGAGTTGCAGCCGTGCCGCTTGGGGTCTTAATTCGCCAAAGCGAATGAGTTACCTCAAGGGCAAGGCCACGATCAGTTGCTGTAGCTGAAATATCGTCCATTGCAAATCCCGACCAACCATCAATCCGATAAAGCTCACCCATTTCAACATGAGTTGAACCAGGAGCCGTAACGTCTACAGCGTTACCATCGGTGATTTTACGACCCATTTATTAACCTCCTTCCAAATTACTCGAAACCCTTGTGAGCCTTAAACGCATCCTTCACAGTCTTATAATTTGCGCCAGACTCCTTATATTGATTCTTCAGATCGTCAAGCTCCTCCTGCGAGCTTGCGCTATTTACAGCATCAACCCACTCAGACGCATTTGCGTCCTCTGGATCAAAGTCACTCGCATCGCCATGCTCGCCACTTGTCCCTTGGTCAAGAGGAATCATCTGATTGCCCTCAGTTGCAGGGTCAGGGGATGAATACGGAGGAGGGCCAACAACAATCGGCTTCATTTCCACGTCCTGATCCTCCTGTACTCGGCTTGGGTGCAATTTATCAGTCATCTGCCCTCCTTAAGCCATCGTCCGCTTACGAACAGTCAGGTTGTCATTATCAATTACAGTATTTTTATCGTCGTCATTCTTCATACGCGAGGAACCGCCGACAATCATTCCGCCTGTGCCAGCCCCCTTGTCGTCAACCATCTCACCAACAATTGCCTTGATATCGTCATCACTTTCAATTGACTCGGTAACACGCTTTTCAATTTCCTTCTTGGTGTCATCGGTAAGCTCTGTAATATCTTCCATTTCACCAACAAGGCGAGAAACAAGCTTCTGACCGCGAGCAGTCTTAACCTGCTTCTCGATGATCTGAGTAATGTAATTCTTAACGTCGCTAGCCTTAGCGCCCTTCATCTTTGAAATAAGCTCATCCAAGTTCTCAAGAATCTTGTCAGGTTCGACCTTAAGACGAGTTGCAATTTCATTTACTAGGTCAGAAAAACCCTTCTGCTTTTCAATAGTGGCTTCCATTTCTGTAACCTTGTCCTTCAGACCAGCACCATCCTTGCTTGCAAGAAGCTCAACAAGAGTTGGATTGTGTTGACGAAGCTCAGCCTCTGAAATTGCAGCAATATCCTTACCGTCCACTACAGTACCTCCCTCCATTTCTGCTGTAACAGTTACGACACGACTAGGCATTGCATTTTTCCCCTTGCGCGCCCAATCAATTGATTCAAGTGTAAAGTCTATTACTTCATATCCTCCCATCGAAGGACGCTGTGTGGAATTACCTGAAATTGAAACTGCATCAACCAAACCCAGGTCTACATAATCACGAATTTCTTTTGTATGATTGTAGCCCTTAATATACAGTATCGTCTTTCCATTTTTATTAGCTACCTTTGCCCCAACCCAAAGAGTCTGCGGAGGGGGAAGAGAATGCCCACGATCATCTTGTGGAATATGCCCAAGGTATCCTACTGGCCTCTGAGTGTTAACCATTTCTGCAATACGGCGTAGCATCTCAGGTCGCCAATTTAGCTTGTTCTTGGAAAGACCTGACTCAATTTCAACTGTAACGAAATGGGGATCGCTGTCCTTAGCCTTAATTTTCTCAAGCAAAGTAGCATCAACAGGAATATCAATAGTCGCTGAATCCAGCGGCCCCATTTCTGCAACCTTAGACTCAAGCGGAATATACCGCTCATAAATATCGTTATTTTGATCCAGAAGACCCATAATTAAGAAACTGGCCCTCGACGTGTAACCGATCTGTTCTTGCTCTTATCAATAACATTTTTACTACCCTTGCCACGCGCATTGGCAAGATTAATTGACTGATCTACCGGAGCCTTAACTACATTCGGGTTAGGAGTACCATTGCCGCCCTGAATATCAGGCACAACGCCACCAGCTAAAGTAGTAAACCCAAACGCTGCAACAACGCCTGTACCAGTATCACCCTTTTTAAGCTCTGCGTAGACAAGAGCCTTTGCAGGCGAACTTGCATTTACAGCGGCAATTACTTGAGCCGCGGTAGAAGTAGCAGCACTACCAGAGTTTGTAGCTGAATTTATAGTAATGTCACTACCGCTGACACTAACCGATAGAACAGTAGAAGCACCAGCAACCACAATGCGCACACGAACAGAATTTCCACTATTCCCACGCTGTTGCGCTGTGAACTTAATATCATTGTCAGCCCCTGCCATCGCTGTTGTGAGCGTTGCTGCTGTAAGCGGCCCACCAAACGGAGCATCACCTTGGAACTTGGATGGGTCACGCCTTAGGAGCCTTCTGACGCCCTTCTGCGCCGATGCTGAAACCAGTCCTACACGCTTACGCGGGGCACCAAACGCCTTAAGTGATCTATAGCCAGGCCGCCCAACGGTCTGACTCGGCATTTTACCACCGCCACCCAAAATACGAGCCATTAATTACCTCCTCTCTTGGTAGCTCGTCCACCTGTAATTCTTACTGCATGGTTCTTGCCATCACGAGGCTTAGTTTTCTTAAACTTCGTCTTGGCGTATGTCGTATCATGCAAAATTTTAATTCTCGCCATCAGAATTTCACCCACTTGCCAATCACTGGCTTAATTTGCTTAACGCCCTTCATATCTCTTGCTCGACTTACTACTCGCACTTTACCGAGAGACAAATTACGCTTTGGCATTGCTCTCATTTCTTCTTCGCCTTTCCCCTCTTGCTTTTCTTCCCTCCTGCCTTTGCTTTAGTTCCACCTTTCTTAAATTGGAACTTTGCAAGTTGCGGCGGTACCTTACCCACGCTTACGCCTCCTTCTGCGTCCTAGCGCTGCTGCTCGCTGTTTAGGATTGCGAGCACCGATGGCCGCTGGCCCGCGCTTGCGAGCAATTGACTTTTTAAGTGTAATTTTGCGTGGTCGTCCTCTACGCATTCTTTCCTCCCTGACCCTGACCGACCGCACCATTGCTTTTAGATTTACCAGGCTGATTTCCTCCACCAACTCCGTTAGGCGATGCTGGTGCTGCTGTTAGAAGCTGCATATTTTTCTTTGCCGCTGCCGCCTCCTGATCGGACGCCTTCATAGCAGGGATGAATGGCCTAAGCGTCTGCCTTGCCGACTGATCTGAAATTAGACCGCGCTCGACAGCAAGCTCCATACCCATTACAAGCTGCTGAAGCGACTGCATCTGAGCAGTCAAATCAGTAGATGAAATTTTATCCCACGAGAATTGAATTTTTCTAGGCTCCATACCAACAATCTTGAGAACCATCTTACAAATTTCCTGAATTGGTCCCTGGAAAATATCGCGCTTTCGGTCGATCTTCTGAATAAATGGAGCCATAGCAACTTCAGGCACGTCGCGGCCTGTTGAAACGCCAGGAGCATTAAACGCCCAGCGAGGAGTCTCACTTGAAATACAAATACAGTCAAGCAAGAATTCCATCAGTGTCTTTGAATCCCCAAGAACTGACTTAGCTTCCATAAATGACCCATCTTCATCAGGCTGGAAGAAAAGAATTTCAGTACCTTGCCAAGTAACTGTTCCTGAGAACGTTCCCATTATCGGCTGACCATTTTCATCAGTGTCAAATGAATCAGGGAAGTTGTTCATCAAGAACTGCTGAATGTCATTAATTACAAATTTTGCCTTAGGAATTGAATGGTATTTATGAGCAGACAACGCCTGAGCAAGAACATCATGGAAAGCGCGCATAAATGACATTGGCGCTTCAAGGTCTGACTGACCACCCTCAAGGCTTGCATCAAATTCATTCCAAACTTCAACAAGCGGAACAAAGCCCCAAGGATTATCTTGCTGAAGGTCTTGACGCCATTCGCCCTGTGTCTGATCGTAATACCTGTATTGAGTAGGTGTAAGCTCCTCAATAATTGTATGTTCGGTAACTTGCGGAGCAGGCTTGTGTGAAGTGTCCTCAAAGGAATCAACCTGCTCAACGCGGAACGTAATAAAAGCTCGTTCAATTGTCTTAAGCCCTGTACCTGAAACCTGATAAAAAATATCAACAGCTTCGGGTGGAACAATTTCAAGGTAACAAGCCTCAGACTCTTCTTGGGTCATAAGAAGATATTTAGGATCAGCACGACGAATTCTAACGACGGTCTTTGAGTCTCTAATTGCATCGCGCTTCATCTCACCAAGCTTCTGACGCCAATGGACTTGAATCGCGTCATTCAGGAAATCGTCATAAATTTCATCACCTGACGAAGCTCTTGGGAGTCCAGTGAAATTAGCGGCGAGGTCAACAATCGGTTTTCCAAAACCAGCCAAATTCATTGTCTCGTCATCGTTACGATAAATAGACCGCGCGATATCATAATTTACCTTACTTACCGAAAGATGGTTGGCTGTAGGCCAAAACGTCCTTCTGATGCTTCCCCACAACGAGCGAAGCGGCCCACGGGCAATGGACTCGCTCATAATTACTTGTTCGGAGACTCGCTTACGCAGAAGTCCCATTTATCTCTCCTTCAATTGGGCGGTCATTTGAATTTGTATTGATAAAATTTGTTACATCCTCAATCATTTGGGCAGCAACCTCCTGCTGCTCCGGGGAAAGCTCCCGAATTTTTGAGAGAAAATCCCCATCTGATATTTCTAGCTCCTCTTTCCGAGTCTGCTTTGTTTCCGTCCTGCTTAGCTTCGGGTTTCCGCCACGATCCAAAATCTCCTTAGCACAGTCCATGATAATTTTCTCATCTTCGCTCGTCCGCATAAGATCAACAAGAGTATGTACTGCCTCAATTGAATATGTCTCAAGGAGCATCTTCGCTGACTCTGGAAGCTCCTCAGAAAGCGCAATAAATTTTTCCTTAACAGCCGGGTCATTCATCCACTCGCCAATTATATTTCTGTTCTCTCCTAGCGAGAGTGCAATTTCTTTGTGCGAGTAACCGGCAAGCGCAAGGATGATCGCCATATCCTGCTTAAATGAAATTTCACCAGGGAACCGCTTACGGTTCTTCTTGGTGTTCTCCTTGTATTTACGGCGAATACGACTCCTCTGCTTTGTCACAAGCTGAGCAGCCCGGTTTTCAGGCGTGCGTGAATTTCTAGGCTGTTTCATTATGCAGCGAGGCTCCCTGCCGCGCTCATGGCTTTGCTGATGCCTGCCGGAATTGAAAGGATTGGCTTTCTCATGCTCGCACAGAACGAGAACATATCGGCATGATGCCAATGGTCTGCATTTTTATTCTTCTTCCAACGAGCCACAATAATTGCCTTCGTGTTCTCTTCCTCAACGCGAACCTGCTGGATCATCTGATAGTAAAATGCGTTATATGACTTTCTTGGCATAATGGCACCAAGTTCAGGGGCTTCAGGAGGAAGAACAATCTGTCCGGTCATATACTGATGCTGGATGGAATCAAATGCAAGCGTCCTGTCAATTACGCACCGTCCAGCTTCTCCGCGCTTGACTTGGTGATAGTCAGCGACAACTTCTGTTCCTGGCCGATCCATTTCAAACCCAAGCCAGAATTTACCTGGGTATTTAATTGACAAGGATCGAGCACCGCGCTTATCAGGGTGGGCATCGCATACACAAATCCATCCGGTTAGCTTTGAAAGAACCTTCTCGTCTAGCTGCTCCCACGCAGATTTAACGCCTGTGTCCTTGAAATGCCAAAGGCCATAAAGAAGCCGATGCTTTGTTCGGTTAGAAATACAGTCAACCTTAACGTAAATTTCATCATGGCCTACATCAATACCAATTGACAGTGGGCCTACTGGAATTCCGCCCATATGATGAGAAGGGTCAATGCATGAATTAAGAAGCTGAACGCTCAACATATCTCCCTTAGCGGCATAAGGTTCGCCAAGAGACTGATTGTAAAACGACTTCAGCTTTTTAACGTCAGACTGACCAAGGAACCAATCCTCCATAATGTCATGGAGCGCCATCGTCGGAGAAGAGAACTGATTTATGTAGTAACCCCGAAAATCTCCATTGAGATTGTAAGGAGTCCAATGACCAAATTTATTGGCCTCCTTGCGCTCAACGTCAGAGAACACTCGCTTACAGAAGGTACACCGAACCTCACAATCAAATTTATCTTTACCAAGAACTAAGTTTTCATCAAATTTAAAACTCTGGTACCGATTGCACCCAGGGCACGGTATTTCCCAATGGTGCTGATCTGAAGCCCACCACTCATCTTCGGCGTCAAGCCCTTGTCCCGGCTCTGTAGGTGTAGACAGATATGTAAGCCTTTTTACTTTTGACCCATCGGTGCGGTGCTTGGCGTCAGAAAGCCAGTCCTGCACCATTCGATCAAACTCGTCAAAGACAACAACATCGACCGGAGTTTCCTGTAGCTCGGATTCGACATTGGTACCTCTGATGAGTAATTTTACGTCATCAATGGTCTGCTTGTGGAGCCTGTTGTCCACAGACTTGAAGTAGCTCTTGATATCAGGGTGCGAGTCAATAATTGGATCAATTCGACTCTGCACGAAGGGAACAGCACCCGTTTTGAGCGGCAGCAGGTACAGGTGATGCCAATGCCGCTGAACAATCCAGTGGAATGTTCTGACTAGAAAAGTGATTGTAAATCTCGTCTGAGCGGCCTTTTTTACGACGATTTTGGGACTAGTGTCCCGAATCACCTGTTGAATGTACTCGCCCCCATCCATCGAAAAGGGACGCCCATCCACGCGCAATCCTAGATCGGCCGCCCACTCGTCGGGACGAGCCAAATGACGGACTGCCCTTGCCGCTGATCCGCTAGGCCGCTTCTTTACAGGCTTTTTGACCGGAATGAGTAAATCTCCCGTGTGCGCTCAATTGAACGTGCATAAGGAGATTACAAAGAAAGAGGGCCGGAGTAAAATCCGACCCTCTCTGCCCGAGACTGACACCGCCCAAGGAGCCAGTCGAATCCAAGGATAACGCCTACGTCAAGCGGCTTTGCGGCCTTGCGCCCGAATCTCAGCTAAGAGCACTATGGCACGCTCGACATAAATTTTTTTCATCCGCCAACGTTTGCTTAGGTAGCTAGCTGATCGTCTACCTTTTTTCATAGAGCGTACATTTGAATTTACTTTGTAATTCTTTGTAGCTACCTGCTTCCAAATCGTATAGCTCTGTGCTGTAACACCAATTCGTCTACAAATTTCAGCCTGGGTAAAATATATTTCTAGTTCACGAAAAATATATGCCCATTTAGTAATTGGAACCCAATCACCTTTTCGGTTTCTCTTACGGCTGGCTGCGTTGTTGCATTCAACGCATTGGGATCGCCGATATTGCTTTTTATACACTCGTCCACCTGGGTGCTCTTTAGCGCGCCTGAATGGGAATCTTTCAACAGGAAGGTACTCACCGCCATCTTGATGCATAGGGCCATTACACTTCTTTAATATCTGGCCGTCATCAAGAATTTTAATATCTGTTCGCCAGTTCCTCCCCCGTCCTGACGTTACTGGCATTACCGCTTCTTTGGCCTGCGAGTTGGCAATTTAGTACCAGTAGTCTCTTCAACCATTTGATCCGGCTCAGGAATTGGAGGAAGCCCCAATTCCTCTCTACGCTTAGGGTTTCTACAATTTAGCTCAGCGGAAATTGCGCCATAACGAATTTTGGGCATATGACGACGATCATCAGTAGGTGAGTCAATTTGCGCTGTCAATTTTCCTCCATCGTTTTAGTGCGACCTTGCTCACAAAGACCCCCTAAATTTCCCTGGTTCGCAAATACACTCATTTTCTTCAGCAATCCTCAGCGCCTCTTCAAGTTCGGCCACCCCGGGCCTCGGCCTTACCCGTCTGGTTCCATTGATGGTGGGCGTTATTTTCCCACTCGTCCCGCTCGGCCTCGGCCCTTTTTCTGTGTTGAAAGGTATGGTGCAATTCGCTATCTGATTTGCGAAGCTCCTCGGCCAGCCTGTCCCGCTCAGTCTCGGCCTTCTCGGCGCGCTGTAGCAGTTCATCAATGCGAGCGTTGCATCTCAGCCGCCGTTCTTCGTGATCGGCTTCCACTTCGCGCAGGCGGGCCTGCAGGGCGCTGATCGCATCCAGTCCGTCACGTGACCATTTCAACGATCCGGGGATCGACGGGAAGCCCTGCCATTTCAGCGACAGGACAGTGAGCGCCTTGATGGCTTCCTCGGCTGTCAGCGGCGCGCTCACTGGGGTCTACTCCTTGAAGGCCCCGCAAGCGCGTCCACGGCATCCACGAAGTCGCTGCCGAGAATCTGCCGGGCGTGTGCGTCACCGTTTGGCTCGTCAGGCTCTAATTCGTGCAGAGACTCGTCCCGGTAGAACGAGACAAGATCCACGGCTGCTCGCAGCAACTGCTCCATGCGCTCCTGCTCGCTCAACGTTCCCTCCTGCCCGGTAGTGGTCATTATTACACTCCACAATAAACATAGGCAGTAATTACATTAGTTGGAATTGAATATCCCTCAAGCAAAGAGTAACCAGGGGTATTTCCCCCGCTAACGACCCATCCATAATCGGCATACTTATGATTTTCAGTAATAAATGGTCCAACTATGAGACTGCCTACTGATTGCATTGATGTGATTTTATATCCACCGCTTACAGCTATGCCACTCGGGCACATAGCTGTCAGAGTCGTAGGGCCACCATAGACATTTGAGACGCTGAATGTTTGAAGATTACTCGTACCACTAGGGCCGGGGTCACCAGTAATTCCCTGTTGGCCCTCTTCTCCTGGAATTCCCTGAATGCCCTGTTCTCCCTTAGGGCCAATTACTCCTTGAACACCAGGAATTCCCTGTTGACCAGGAACCGGAGCAGTAATTGGAGAAATTACAGACTTAGCTTCTAGCTTAGACCGAACTGGATAAGACAAATGCCTGAGTTGAATTGCAGAGTCCTTGATCTGACTTGCCCCAACCATAAATTTAGTAGTGGCTGTAGCTGTTCCGATCAGGACAAAAAACAACGCCAGCAAAGAAATCGCCATTGCGGGTAAAAAACGGTGTCTCATTGTGTAATTCTCCTTACCAGTTCTTTCATAGCATTTTCAGAAATTGAAAGACCAAAGGCAGCGGCCCACTCTCTAATTTCAAGAAGCTGTGCTCGCTGTTCAGCAGGCATAATTAATTCTAGTTCTTTCATCAAAGCGTCACGTTGGGCAGTTAGGTTTTTAATTTGTCTATCTCTGTATTCAACAGCATCAAGAAATTTAAAGTCTTTACCAACTGCTTCTCGTGGTGCCGGAATTATTTCATATTCAATTCTACAAGGATATGTTACACCGACCAAGTGAAGTTCATCACTTGTCATGAGGTATTTAATTTCCTTCATAAATCCTCCTGAGGGGTGGACGGGGTTTTAAGTGGCCCCAGGGATCACCCCGAACCCCAGGGCCACTGTATGCGCATGACTTCGGGGATGAAGGTTCTGCGCGTATATGAGTGTACTACCGATCTAGAAGGCTGTCAAGCGGCATAGAAGGCCCGTATTTTGCATGATGTGTAGCGTATACGGCTACTGAGCATGTCAAATAGGATGACTCAGTACATCAATTTATTCTTATAACTGAAAATTTTCATATAAATTGTACTATGGGGCCCCCACCATCCCACCTGCCAGTGGTGTTATCAAAATATTTTCCGGTACCACTGGGGGTGATGTCATTTTATACATGGTTTTACACTTGAGTTCATAAGTCGTGTAATTTCGTATTTATTTGGGGGTCGAATACGTGTAATTAGATATTTACATGGGCATATTGGATAATTGTGATTGTAATTAGTTCATATGCACGTTATTGACTCGGCCGGGATATAAGCACAATGCCTAGAGCTAAGGGGTCGAATAACACTACTTCCTTCCTACTACTTACTTAGGTGCTTCCCACACCGCAAAAACGGGGTATTTATCGTCCATTTATGCCCATTTATGGGGTAGCGTTAAATTGGCTAGCGTTAGGGGGTTTAAGGCTAGGCGTGAATAGCGCTATTTATTGGCGTCTTCGCGCGCCCGCATACGCGCACGAGGGAGCGTTAAATTAGGCGTCTTTTTCAGGGATCGCGGAGAGGCTTGAAAAGTAGCGCAGGGTTTCAGGGACTTAGGACGGTTTCTAAGCTCCCCTGCCGCCGGGACGGGTAATCCCCTCGGATTCGGGGTTACAGCGCCGTAGGGAGGCTTACAGCGGCTTTATCGACCGTTTTCCACGGCTACGCGGAATCAAGCTTTCATCCCTGGCTTTCGTCCCTCGCGCGGGAGCGGGGGAGCGGGGGAGATAAATTCACCCTTGCGATTCCGGGATTTTTGCTACTATCTGGTTTCGGCCGGAGGTTCTTCAATCCGGCGAGACATTTGAAAACCGAGCTAGCAGGTTCCCGGAAGGGATCATTCGCGCGTTCTTTTACTCCGCGTCGAAAATGCCTTTCCCTGGAATGTCCATCCGTCTGACCCCATAGATTCATAGGGGCCGCCTGGACACGCTTGCTAGCTACGGTGCGATATTTGAAAACCTAGAACACTTGAACGTCTATCTAAGTCTTTCCGCGTTTCCAGGGAAGGACGACAAAATGAAACACAAACGCGAATTGGCTTGTATCCAATGCGGGAGAATAATTGAACCCCCGCTAGCTCGACTCGGTTCTCTTACTTGCCAGACTCATAGGCCGTCCATTCGGCACTAGGCTCTAACCTCTAGCGGAAAGACTTAGCTAGGCGTTCAAGTGTAATTTCCTTACCGTCTAGCGAAAACCGTTGGCCGTTCCCTGAAATTCATCCAGGGAAAGGACTACAAGTGTTTAGACGGAAAACGTATCAGTGTGGAATTTGCTACGCGACCGGACATAACGCTAGGACGTGTCCTACTGTTACCGGCCGGGCCGTTTCTCCCGTTGTTACAGCATCCCCTACGCCTTCAGTGTCGGCAGAACCTACGCCGATCAAAAAGAAGACGCCTACGATTTATCGGGATGCTTCATGGGAATTGGTCGAGCAAGTGCAGCCTCACGTTCGGCTGCTACTTCTTTTTGGCCTCCCTGGAACGGGTAAGACGACAACCGCAAATCTGCTCGGATCGCCAAAGAACGTTTGGAATATTACCCTGACGGAAGAGACGCCTAGCGCAGAGTTGCGCGGGCATTTCATCCCTAAAGGTGGCGAATTCGTTTGGCACGACGGCCCGGTTATGCGCGCTTTTCGCGCGGGGGATCGTCTAGTGGCTAACGAAATCGACAAAGCGTCTTCTGACGCGCTTTCGTTCTTCCATGCGATTCTGGACGATCCGGGCATTTCGCGAATTACTCTGCCAACCGGCGAGACTGTTACTCCCGGCGAAACGTTTAACGTCATTGCGACGATGAATGGACAGCCGGAAGACCTACCCGACGCAATTCGGGACAGGTTCAGTGTCGCTATCGAAGTCAATCGTCCGCATCCCGATGCAATTGCAACTCTGCCGAACAATTTGGCGGAAATTATTCGGAATGCTGCCGATCCGACTGACCCCATCCGGGGGATCGGGCTACGCGCTTGGAAGACCTTTGCGTCGCTGACGGTCGCCACGGATTCTAAGACTGCGGCTAAGGCCGTTTTCGGAATTCGGGCCGATGAAATCCTGAACACTCTTAGGATTCGGGAGGCTAAGTAACCGTGGAAGATTCCGCACAAAAAAGGGTAATGCCCCTCCCGGAGCTACTCGGCCGGGAGGGTTTTGAAGTGAGGGAAGCGTCTGGCCGTAAAGCCTACGTTGACTTCACTAATAAGCAATTCGTGGTTCCCTTCGACTCTGACCCTCACGCGGCTGTAATTCGTGCGCATGAAAATATGCACGTTCAAATTACCCCACGCGGGAAAGTCAAAGTCAAAGTCGAGGGAGCGGAAAATAGGACAATGCAAGCGATTGAGGATTGCCGCGTAAATGCGGCACTCCGAGCCGTCGGCATTCCTACCAATCCCGCTCCCCCTGAAGGGATCGAGGAACGGGGGATACGTTCCCTAGCCTCTCAGTCGCCGCTAGAGCAAGCGCGGGCGCTGATTGGATACCACGGTCGAGCGGAAGAAACACTTGCGAGGGAAGTCGTTACAGAACCTTGGATTGTCGAAGTCGCGGACGAGATTATTTCGCGCTTTTCAGAATATGAGAAGAACGAAACGGTAGCGCCGTGGTCAGAGACAATCCGGGCGATTGAAGACCTAACCCGCAAATTCCAGAATCCGCCAGAAGACGAGGAAGACGATTCGGACGAGGGTGAAGAGTCGGAAGACTCCGAGGAAAACGACGGCGACGCTAGCAATTCTGGCGACGCTAACGACGATTCGGAGAATGAAGACGAATATCCCTCGAACGATGGTTCGGACGAAGAGGAAGACGGAGAAGACGACGAGGGATTCGACCTAAAAAATAATCCCTCGTCTAGTTCGGACGAAGAATCGGAAGACGAAGAAAACGAAGACGAGAATAATTCGTCTAGTTCAAATTCGTCGGACGATGATTCGGACGAAGAGGAAGACGGAGAAACGGAACTAGAGGGAGAGGATGCTTTTAGCCCGATTGAGGGAGAGCCGATCCCCCTATCCGACTACACTCCGGAAGAGTTGGCCGATATCAAAAAAGCTGGAATTGATAACAGCTACGAATATTCCCGCTACTACACTCGCGGCTCATTTCAGCGGATGGAAATTATCCACCCGTCACTAACTCTTCCGCTCCCTCGTCCTAAGACCCTTAGCAAGCGGTCTTCCGATATTGGAAGTGTGCCGACGCAAATTCATCGGCTAACGTCTGACGGTCGGATTTTCCGCGAGCGGGGAATGGGGCGTGAGGGAATCGCAATCCTCTTCGACGTTTCAGGGTCAATGCGCATTAGCGCGCGTCAAATTGACACAATCCTGAAAATCGCTCCGGCGTCCGTCATCGCTACCTATCAGGGTTTGGGCAGCGACCCTTACAATTTCGGTTGGCTAACGATCATTGCCGAAAACAAAAAGAGGGTTTCGGACGATGAAATTCGCCGTTTTCAGTATCACCCGGAAACGGGCAAGCCCGGCGGCGAGAATCTAATCGACGGCCCGGCTATTGAATGGTTGGCGAAACGGAAAGAGCGTCGCAAGATTTGGATTACCGACGGGAAAGTAACAGGAAAAGAGCACCCTCCTAAGCGGCAGCCAACCTTGAACCTAGAGCCTGCCGAAATTAGGCGGATGGCGAAAGTCATCCTAGAACACAAGATCGAAAAAATCCCTAGCGCAGACGAGGCTATCGCTTCAATTTCGGCCCGTAAGTTCTAGGGAAAACCGTACAGGGAACGGCTGCGGTTTTCGCCAGACGGTAAGGAAAATTTCATTGAACCTTCCCCCTCTCAGGGAAGGGATATTTCATGCATGCGAAAATTCTGAAGACGCGCGACTCGGATGGTATTACCGTCGCACTCTGCTGGAACGCGGACTCTAAGAACGATCCGCGCGAGCCTGCCCTAGTAGTTGACGTGAGCGCGAGGGGTCTTCCCTCGTTCACGGCTACGGCCGACACCCTGGACGACGCGCTCGAAATCTACGCTCACCCCTACGCTTCCCTTAACCGCTTGCTTAAGAGCGGTCGAGTAGCAGCCTAACCCCTACCGTCAATTTCAAATCCGGGGGAAGGTTCAATGAAATTTTCCTTACCCTGATTTTCCATAGGCTCGCCGAAAAACGGCGGGCCTTTTTTATTGCCTTTTTTAAATTGCCAAAAGTCGATAATTGTAAATTCCAAACTTTGACTTATCATAATTTTAGCATTCGGATTTGATTAATTTTCCAATGCACCATCACGAGTGGTGACGATGTAATTTATCATTTATTTTCCGTGACACCATTTCAAATGGTGAACGAAAATTTCCGCAATATATTTTCGCCCATTCGATCTGAGTCGATGAGCTGAACATGGCAACTTCTACGAAATTTTGGGGCGGCTTTCGTTTGGAACGCGCTTACGCAACGTTTCCCTACCTACCAGCCTAAGTCAATGCTTCCATAAGGCCGATAGGCTCGTTGTAGGCCGAAAGCCGCCCACGACCACGATACCAGAAGCCTCTGTAAGCATCTCTACGGGCTTGCGAGGGTCAAGGGTAGGTAGAACCATTCCCCTCCTGATCGCATCCCTTAGAACGGCTTACACGGCCTCTAACGACGAAAGCCCCTCTAGGGGGCTTCCGGTCGGCGTGGCGTGGCGTGAGAATCTTGGCGTCAGAGTTGGCGTCGGAACGTATGGGCGATGAAGACGACGTGCGTCAGTTCCTCTTCCAGTTCGGCGCGACGCGCTTTGACTCCTGCCTTGCTTGGATTCTTGGCAGCCATTGCCCGCTCATATTTCAGTAGTGCGCTTCCGACTTCGCCGACTTCCTCGACCAGCTTTGAAATATGCTCAGCGTGAGTTCGGGTTGTTCCTTCCCAACGCTTTTTATCCATTTTACTATAACCTCCCGAAATGGCGCTAGTCATTTTTAGTTTCCCTTCTTGTACGACTTCGGCGCGATCTTCTTACACCGCTCGCAATTATCAACATCAAACGGGTAAGTTGCCGTTACCGTATTTGAAATTTGCCGACGTGAGCACTTCGGATCATGTCCGAGCTTGTCGAGAGCGCGGTTCAGGAATTCATCATTGATCGTACTCGCATCGCGCTCGACTCCAATCGTCTGCGGCGTGTGCGGTAGAGTGATTGAGGTACGGCGTCGGTCAGTGGTCTTGATGCCCTTCTTGGCCTTAGCGACCGGCTTAGGATCAAGCGGCGTATAAGCGGTTGCTGTGCGGCTCATTCGCTTCTGCATCTTGTTCATGCCTTCATCCTAGCAGAGTGTAATTTAGCTGTCAAGGGAACAATAAATAAGAAAGCCCCTGGATATTTCACCAGAGGCTTTCTCTTTCGGACTGTTCCCAGGGAAAGGAACTTCGCCTACCCATACTATCGCGCATTCCGCGATCCGTCAAGAGCGGAGTTGTTTGAATGCCTCGATCCCTCCTGCGGCCTCCTCAGCGGCTTGATACGGCTTACCCCTTCTCGCGGTACCCTCGACCACCGGCAACTCGTCACGGTCGCTCCTGGCGACTTCTATGACCATCCTCGGATGCGTGAGCGCGTAGAGGAATCCCTGTAGCCGCGTGAACGCCGCTCCGAGTATCGACAGCATCCAAATTAGATACCCGGCAACACCCACCCACGCGAAAATTGTCCAGAGCACTAGCTCGTCACGATCCAAATTGTCCCCATGACGACAACGCCAGTGAGAATTCCAATCAGCCAGGAATGAAGCATCCATCTTAGCGCTCGACCTTCCCACCATTTATTCAACCGGCGAAGAGACAGGTACCAATTTTCATACGGCTCGTGATTGTAAACCATGTAATTATCCTTTCAGTTAGACAAAAAGGGAGCCGAGAAAATTCCCGACTCCCTTTTTTGGCTCGGCCCTTACCAACTTACTTTTTGTTCTTTGAACCCTTCGGCCTGCCACGCTTCTTAGGCGATAGGTCGATGTTACCGGCCTTGGCCTTGTTCGTGCTCCCCTTCGGCCGTCCCCGCTTCTTAGCGCCTGCCGAATGAGTCACCTGCGCCTCGCCCTTCTTAGGTCGACCACGCTTCGGCTTTGCATTCGCACCCGTACCGTACTCGATCCGGTTCGTAGCCTTCTCATGCTGGCCCGTCTGGACAGCAAAGCGCCAACGCACCTGATGAATATGGTACCGGAGCGTATCGAGCCTTTCCTCCTTCGTACGCTTTTCACCGTTGCGCTTCGTCCGCTCGATCAGATCGTTTACCTCGTCCTTGAGCGCGTTAAATGTCTTTTCAACGTCGCCCTTGTACTTCTTGAGGGTCGAGAAAATGTACTCAGTCCGCGAACCCTCACGCGGATTCCAGTCATCCTCGTCGTAATTCGTGAAGCTCAGACTTCCAACGAGCAGCCGACCGGCGTCCCCATTCGACGTAGAGGCAGACCGCTTCGCCTTGCCGGAATTCTTCCGACTCTCGGCAGGTGTCCGCTTTGCCGTCGTCGTGGAACCAGCCTTCTTCGGCTTGTTCGTTGAACCCTTCGGCCTACCGCGCTTGCGCGGAACCTCTGAATTTACTGCGGCCTTGACAGCCTTCTTCTTCTTACTCGGCTTGTCGCCGTTCTTTCCTGCGGCGGCAATGGCAGCTTCCAGGTCAGCGCGCGAGCCTGTAACGACCTTGCGCGAAAGACCCAACTTCTTTGCCTTGCGCCGTAGCTCTACGATGTTCGCCACTTCAAATTCCTCCATTCGTTCGGGCAGCTTGCGTAAATCCTAACACAGCGGGAGTGTCATTGTCAAGTAATTCATTTTTTGGCGTACCTAAGCCGAATTTCAAGTGTTCCCTCTCCCTTGTCAATGTCTATGGCGCTCAGCCTGCACGTCTTCAGAGTGATCGCCTCAGCGTCGAGGGCGCGGGCTAGGTCAACAGCTACATGGCGTCTGATGTATCCAAGATGCAATCCGTAAAATGCTCCAACCTCTTTTATGTTCACCTTGACCGCATTCGTGTCGTAGTTATTTGTTGGCTCTCTTTCCAATTCGCAATCCATCGGCAATTTGTCGCGAAGGATAATCCTTGTCGATTTTGTCGTGTGATGAGTCATTCCCACCACCGTCAATTCAAAAGGAACCGACTTCTTTTTCTTTTTGCTCACACCCAAGTCTATATTTTTACTCACTTCGGCGGCCTGCCCATTCTCATGTTGTCGATGATGAGTTGAATTTCAGTTACTTGCTCTGGACTCCACAGCCGAACTTGTAATTTACCACATTTCACTCGTGCTGCTTTTGGAATCCTGTCGGCCCTTTCCAATTTTCTGATCCACGAGGGATCGCGCTCGACTTTTTTAGCTACCTCGTAAATAGTGAGGTAGTCGGAAAATGCGTCCGGCTTGAGGTATTCTAAATTTCTCATCTTATAACTATACGCCGGAGGCATACTTTTTCCTTGCTCTGTATTTACGATTGGCCTCGTTTGCACAAGCTCGACAAATCCTCTGTCGCTTTGATTTACTATAAGGGTGATTTTGTGGGCAATGGGTTTTTGCATGGTGTGGTGAGTTTCCACGGTTCAAATTTACTTTTCTAGTAACTGCCTCAAGATGGTCAGGGTTTACGCACGACGTATTTCTACACAAATGATCTAGCTCTAAACTATCCGGTATTGGGCCAACCAAAATCCAGTAAGAAACCCTATGAGCTAATTGTGTTAAACGCAACCCACTTCTTCGGGCATCGAACATAAATCGGCCATAGCCCAAATCGTCTTTAGCTGCTGTCCATTCCCAGCATTCAGTAAGCGGGTTAATTGCCACATTACTCCAAAAGCGTCTAGCGCGCTCTTGAATATAAACATCTCGTACTTTGTAGCTATTGCTTGGGGGCATCGCGTCTTCCTACACGGAAAGCCCT